GTTTCCTGGGAACATTTTGTATTCTTCATCTAAAGCCCATACAGTAGGATTACCACTTCCGTTTCCTCCATCTATATTTCTTGCTATGTTTATATCTTGAGCATGTTTAATATTCATCATTAAAAACTCATTATATTTTTTTTCTAAAGCGTCTAAGCTACCAGGGTATTCTTGCCATAACTGTCTTTTTATCATATCTGCAGAACCATCTACTACGTCTTGAGTTGTTAAAGTAACTGTTTGTGTTGCAGATCTAGGCTCATCACTCGCGTTTTGATCTACAGTTATATCGTTTAATAATCTTGTATACACTTCACTGCCTTCATCGTCTGTAAAAGCTAACCAATCCATAAAAGTTATTTTACCGTGAGGTGTTACAAACTTTTTATTAAACAATATGTTTGTAGCGTGGTTTCCTTGTGTAAAAACTTTTTCAGCATGTCCTGTAACTTCTTGAGCAATACTACCAGTAGCGCGATTAACACTGTTTATTTTGTCAAGAGCACCATGGGTTTCTATTAAAGAATAAGCCTCATCAACAAGGTCTTTAGACTCAGATATAAATTGAGGTTTTATTTTTAAATAATCTTCCATTAACATTTCACGACCATCGTCAAATCTCATCATTGGTCCTTTAGGATCCATGAACGCTGTATAACTTTCTGTTATTACATCTGTATGTAATTCTAAGTTTATGTTATTTGATTGATAAGAAGATAAATCTTTAGCGTTTTCAGCTATACCTACTTTTGATTGTGCTAATAACCCGCTTTGAGTTTTAAAATCAGAAACTTCTTTCATTATACCATTATACTCGTCAACAGCTTGTTTATACTTTGGCATAAAAGCAGGTAAGTTTTTCATAGTTTTTTTCAACCTATCAACTTTTTCTTTATATTCAGCTAGCTGAGCTTCTGGAATATCTTCTTCAACAGCATTAAAACCAGCTGTTGCAACTTGAAATATTTTCTTTTTAGCAGCCACATACCTACCTATAGCGCCTATTGCTTTTACAATACCTGCACCAGTGTTTGTTGTGGAGCCTCCCATTTTACCGGCTGCTGCTATTAAACTTTGATTTACTGCCATATTCTTATATTGTTATTATTATTCATCAATTTTAGCTACTCCTAAATCTGCAAGACCACCTATTCCAGCTCCAACTATATTGCTAATCATTTGATTTCGTGCTGTAAGACGATCTTGAGCAGTTCCAACCATTTGCATTTGCATGCCTAATTGTGTTGCTTGTCTATCTACATTCATTTGTTGTAAATTAGCAGCACCTCTTTGAACTTGCATTCTACCTTGAGCTTCTAATTGTTGATTTCTTGCTGCTTGTTGAGCTGCCATTCTTTGGTTTGCTGATTCTTGCTGTCCTATTGAAGCAGCCGCTTGTTGCGCGCCTTTTTGTGCTTGATTAGCTAGAGCTTGTATATTACCAGCGCTAAAACCACCACTACCTTGTAAAGCGCCAAGTATATTAGCTTGGCTTTGTTGCATTTGTTGAGCTTGAAAATTAGCTGCTTGCTGATTAACAGTAAGATCTGCAGCTGTATTTTGCATGTTTGCATAAACATTTTCTTTGTAAGGATTTACGTACTGTTGAGTTTTGTAATTTCTCATTTCAGTTCTAAAACGTTGTTTTTCCAAACGCAAATCATCTTTTATACCTTTTAATGGAGATTTAGAAAGTCTTAAAGTAGAACCTTCTGGTTGATTTGTATGTATTATTTGTTTTTTTATTAAACCTACTGCCATATATTTTGTTTTATTTATTTATAATTACACTTTTTATGCATTATTTACTACTTTGAACTACTTCTGAACCAACTGCAAATAATTTTGCTTCTCTTGTAGAATCGTTTATAAATGTAGCTTCTGCGTAATAACCTGTTAAACTAGTTAAATTTGTTTTATTATCTTTTGTAAACATAAAATAAGTTTGGTTTACAATTAAAATAGGAGCTGTGTTTGTAAAAGTATTAGTTACTTCTATTTTGTTGTTGTTTCTATCAATGTCAGTTACAGTACCAAGCCTTGTTGTATTTGCTAAAGACGAAGTGTGATAACCACCAGAAAGACTTGGTTCTGTATACAATACAGTATCTCCTACTGTTAAAGAAGTATTTAATGAGTTGTTAAATGTTAATGTTATAACCATATTATCCTACTGTTAAAATGTTATCTAAAGCTAATGTTATTGTTAAATCGTCAGTACCATATTCTAAAACAGTTATATCTGCTTTAATTTTTGCAGACCTGCTACTTCCAATAAAAGTAACTGTTTGACCATTTTCTAATGTTTGTGCAGAACTAGCTGTTATATTTACGCCAGAACTTATAGCGTCAACGTGTGGAGACGCGGCTGTTACACCTACACCTGTCATTAAAACTGTATCAGCTGCTTTTATACCGTTTGTACTAGTAATAGGTATTGTTGTACTATCATCAACAGCAGCATCAGTTGTAGTTACTACAGGATCTATTGTTAACACAAGGTTTTCAATAGCAAACGCTGTGTTATTAAACTCTTCAGTAGCGTCATTACCTTTTCCTGTAAAAGTTAAAGTTAAACCACTTGACCAGCTAGAAGCGTTGTTAATTACAATAGTACCTGCATTGCTATTTTGAATTGAAATATTGCCTTGCTCGTCTGTACTTACTACTTGAGGTATTGCATAAACATCTTCTAACTCTGATGATTTACCATAATTTTTAAATCCTGGTATAATTTCTCTTATTATAGAGTTTGAAGCAATACCAGATCCTGTAACATCCATACGTATAGAAAGACCTGAAATATCTGAAAGCTCAATATATGTATCTTCACCAGTACTATCACTACTTGATGCCGTTGTTTTTGTTGTGGTAATTTGAAAATCAGTTTCAACTGGTTGCCTTGCTATAATAAACTGACTAGTGCTTAAACTAACATCCCACTCTATAGATTTTTTTATTTGATTTATATTAGGATTTTCTATGCTAATAGAAGAACTACTAGGGCCTACAAATGTTACATTACTTGGCATGCTGTTATAACTACCCGAACTGCCAGCAGAAGATAATGAAAAAGTTACTGTAGTATCTTTATATTTATATATTTTTGGTAATACCAATACATTGTTATGAGAAATATTTTTAGATAAATTAGTTTCTCCAACTGCCTGTAAAGTTATAACATAATGATCATCGTCTGTTATTGCTGGAAAAGCAATTGATCCAGTATAAGTGCCGCTAGAGTTTATAGTTTTTATAGGAAGAGTTGCAGGTGTTGCTGCAAATGCTAAAGCAATTTTTAACTGACCATTTTTATTTAATTCTTCAGAAAAATTATAATAATGATCGTCTTCATTTATAACAGTCATAGTAAACATTGCGCCTGGATCACCAATTATTGTAAAAACTCTTGTTTGAGCCGCGGAACGCATTGGCGTTTTATTTATAATTATGTCTTTTATTTCTTTCATATTTATATAGTCCAATTAAGATCACCTTGTCTTGATGTATCATGTTTAATTAATATAGGAATATCAAACATTGTTCCTGCGGTATTATAACCACCGCTACCAGGACCAGGAGTTTGATTTTGACTTGGCATATAAAAGTCAAGTTGTATACTAATTTTTACTTTTGTAGGAAACCAATCTCTAGCTGGATTAGCAGAAAGTGGATTATATTCTTCAATACCAGAAATACCAGAAATAACTGGAGGCACAGAACCGCCATAATTATAATCAACTCTTTGTGTTGGTTGAAGCCCTGAAGGATCTGGACCATTATGCCATAAAGAATATTGTATTGCGCCTGTAAAATTAGAAGGATCTTGATATTCAGGATCTAACCAAAAATTAGTTGGACCACCACTACCTACTAAAACTGTTAAACTTGCCGCTGTTAAATTATTTTTTGCATTACCCCAACCTGGGTACATACGCTGTACATAATCATCGTAATCTGGATTAGTTGGATCTGGTAAATTAAATCCGGCGTTAGGACCACCTACACCCGGAAAATCGTATATTACTGGACCACCTTGGTTTGTAAGTGGATAAACATATATTTCAACAAGCTCATTAACGTGATCGCCAGGAAAATAATAGTTACTAAGAACAACGTCTTGAGTTAAAGCTCCATTAAGTAAAGTTATATTACTATCACTTGACGGAAACGTATTTGCAAAATCAACTGTAGTAATGCTAAACGTTGGGCCAAATGGATTTGGTGTTGTATAAGTTGAGCCATCAGTATAAGGCCCAGCTGGCACTGGAGCAAAATTACCACCAATAGAAGCAATGCTAAAATTTAAAGTAACTTGAGAGCTTTGTTGAGTAAAATAACTACAAGTTCCGTCATCAATAACTGCCAAAGGATCATAATTTAAAGCTGTTGGATCCATACAGCCAGATACAGGAGCTGCCTCATCAAGATCTACAAAAATATCAACACCTGGTTGATTTGGACCTAAAAAAATATTACTGTTCCAAGCAATAAAAACAAAAGCTTTTAAGTATTTTGGATAAATATTATTAGTAATAGAAGGTCCGTTAACATAATCCCACCATATCCAATTATGAGTTACAGGGCCTAGCGAAACATCAGTATTATAATTAAGCGGAGAGATATTGTCATTGATAAGATTTCCACTGTCGTCTTCATAAACTTCAATTATAACCATTTCTTCCCACCAAGCACCTGTTGTTAGTTGATTTTGCCCTATGGTCATTGATGAATTATACCATCGATAAGGCCCTTGAAAAGATTCGTTATTTAAAACTTCAAAACCGTCAGGACTTGAAAGTCTATTACCTATATTTCCACCATAAAAACCCCAGTTTTGGCAAGCGCTACCAGCCACCCACTGAGATGCGGCATAAACGTGTTGCGGAGGGTTTGTTGTTGCTAAATCATGAGGAGTTTTACAAGGCAAGCATTGTTCGCCTGGTACTCTAGGATTAGGATTGTTTTTAGGGCTCCATTCAACAAAAGGCATACCAGTTCCACTAGAAGAATAACTAGCCCCGCCAACTCTCATATTACCAGCTATCAAAGGATAACCAAAGTTAGTTGGTGTTATTTTTAATTCAACAAAATCTTGACCACTAACAGGTAAACTTTGAATACCATTTAAATATGGAAAGTTAATGTTAGGAACGTTAACTATTTCAACATCGTAATTATTATTTGGATTAAAAGTTACTGGCATTTTATATTATTTAGTTTATGAATCATCGTCATTTAAATCTTGAACAGTTAAAGATGTTGGTGGTGGTGGTGGTGGTCCATAAACACATGAGCCATCATCTTGCGTAGCATAAGGATTATAATTAGTTGCGTTTGGATCAGTACAACCAGGTACAGGTGGAGGCGCATACGTGCAGCTACCATCATCTATAACAGCTAAAGGATCGTAGTTAAGAGCTTGTGGATCTGTACAACCTGATATTGGTGGATAAGTACAACTGCCATCATCAACAGTAGCTAAAGGATTATAATTTGTAGCCGCAGGATCCATACAACCAGGAACAGGTTGAGGCGAGTAAGTACAAGTTCCATCATCTACTGTCGCTAGTGGATTAAAATTTGTTGCTTGAGGATCAGTACAGCCAGGCACCATCGTGTAAACACAACTTCCATCGTCATAGTTAGCGCCAGCAAAATAATTCAACGCATTAGGATCTGTACACCCAGCAACAAAAGGAACGCAAGTACCATCGTCAACTGTTGCAGTTGGATCGTAATTAAATGCTGAAGGATCTGTACAACCGTAAATAGGTGTTGGCGGCACAAAAGTACAAGTACCGTCATCAAAAGTAGCTGTTGGATCGTAATTTGTTGCCAATGGGTCCATACAACCACTTATTACTGTTGGCGGTGGAGGTTGAGTAAAAGTACAAGTACCATTATTAAAAGTTGCAAGAGGATCGTAGTTATCAGCTAATGGATCTGTACAACCACCAACAGCAGGGCTTGCAGTTACGTCAACAATTATATCAGAAACTTTTCCAATGCCTTGAAAAGAAAACTCATCAGTTTTTCTTTGATGCTCATCTCCTTTTATGTTATTAAACCATTTACCTTCTTTTTCTATAAACTCAGGAACTTTACCATGTTGTTTGTCTGTTTTTATTAAATCAACATACCAACCATCTACGTTTTGTAAATTATAAAAACCTGTTTCAACTCTTGTTAATTCTTGATTTACTTTTGATTGAGAGCCTTCATATTTAACTGTTTTAAAAGACTTTATAACATCAGGGCTATCATTTAAAACAACATTTATAGTAGATGGATATGCAATTCCATAAAAATTATTTCTGTCTGCGTTATTTGAATGATGTAAATATGGAATACTATTTTTAAAAGTAAAATATTCATTGCCTACGCTTAAAGCATGTTCAGGCACAAAAGATTTAAAACTAGACCAACCTCTAACACTTTCTTTATAGGAAACAGTGCTTGATTGAATTTCTGAAGTTATATTATATTCTTCTTTTCTATTATCATAACTACCTAATAAAGTAGAGCTATTTTTTAAATAATCTTTAAAATATTGCCCCATGCCATACTCTGATATAGGTGTTAAACCATCCATAGAAAGTCTAAGCACAACGCCTCTTTGTTTATCAGTGAAATATGCTCTATAATTATCTTTAGCAAAACTTTCTGGATTTTTTGATATACCGTAATCACCAGCAAAAGGAGTTGCGTCACCTAAAACTTTACTAGAAGCAATTACATTAGAACTTCCATCAGCATTAAATAAAGTATCTTTGTTTGCTTTTATATTAACAATCCTATCTTCGCAAAACGAAATTAAATCATCTCTTCTTTGAAAAAGTTTTTGTATACTACCGTACGTTGGATTTAAATCTTTAGTAATACCTTCTGCTAGTATAAACTGATTTAAATTATTAACTCCAGTATTACTATTGTATATGCCAGAAAATATTAAACCACTTTGTCTTTTTTCTCTTGCATAAGTAAAATCAGTAACAGTGCTTACTTTAACACCTTTGTCAATAATAACTTCGTTAAAAGTATCTCTTATTCTATTTGATTCTACACCGTTGCCAAAAGAAAAACAATTAAACCAAGAAAGAGCAAATGGATTTTTAGAAACGTTTGAAGTTAACATAATTTCATTTGTTCCAGTTCCAATACCATCAACAAAAGCAGTTGTATAACTACCATCTTCTCTATAAAAATATAATGGTACTGCAGGTAAATTTAAACCAGGAGGTCCTATTAAACTTGAATAATCTATAGCTATGTTTGTAGTTATTATATTACCAACAGCTTTTGTTACATAAGTTAAAATATTTGGACTTGTAACATCTTTTCTATTTGGACATTTTACAACGCTACCAAGCGGTATAAAAGTTTCAACGTTTTTAGCATCTAAAGAAATAGGTAAAGCTTCACTAGCTTCGTAATACAAGTCTAAATCAGCTGTTTTCTTTGGCTCTGTTTCAAATATTGCTGGGTTTTCGCTTATTACATTACCTGTTTCATCTGGTATTTTTATATTAAGAAATTGTAGTTCTACAGCTTGGTGTGTATGAGCTGCTTCTAAAATTGGAGTAGCTACACCATTAATTAAAACCTCTTCTTCGCTTACGTTTTGATTTGATAAATTTATTTTATAAGTTATTCTTCTATTTACTGGTTTACCAAAATCTTGATAAGCATGTCTAAAATTACCACCATTGTTATCCCAACTTGACCCAGGACTAGTATAAGCTAAAGTCATAGCATCATAATAAGCACTTGTTAATTGTAGAAAATTTATAAAATTATATCTTTTTTCTATTCCTACACTTTTTATTCTATATTTTTTACCACTAACGCTATTTGCAAATCTAAATATAGAATTAGGCTCTATCCTGTTTATAACTGTTTGTAAAGATTGAGTTCCACCACCGTATCGGTTTGTATATTCTTCAAGTATTCTACTGTCGTTTTGAGGTTCCCAAAGATGAGACTTTAATATGTCGTTAAATAAAAAATGCCAAGAACTACTAAAACCGTAGCCTTGACCATCACCACCGTCAGCATGTGGGCCTACATTTGAGACAAAAGATAATTCTATAATCCAATCATTACCTTCTTTATAAATACCTTTTCCAAACTGAGGAGTGTTAATATCCCAGTTGTCATCACTACTTATTAATCCACTATTATAATCAGGCCCACCAGCTAGTTGCTGCTGTAAACTTGAAGGATAAGAATTAGCACTTCTTGGGTGTGCAGACCAAGGTATTGATTCACTACCTGAAGATGTTCCGTAATTTGGATCAAAAGAATAAACAAGCTCGCTCTCAAGATGGTCAGTAGGCGCTGTCCCAGCGTAAAAAGCTTTATCAATAAAAAACCCACAGCTTGGGTTACCAAAATTATTACCTGTAATAAGTATTGGGTTTGGTGTAGACAAGTTAGAACCAAATTTTACTAACTCTTTCCATTCTTTTTTAGAGTTACTTATGTCAAGAGACGGCGTTGTTTCACCACTGTAATCAGAGAAATCATTTACATTATCTAATATATCTGTTGTGCTAGTATAATTACTAAACACAGGTGCGTTCCAGAGGGCGTTTTGATCATAGAAAAAGTGACTAAACATACTTTTAGCAACTTCATATTCTATTTCAGATGATGGTAAGAACAATTCTTCATCAGCGCCATTTGCATTAATTTTTACAAAAAACACGCCTTTAAATTCTGGCAACGCAACTTCCTTGCCGGTATATATAATTAATTCCATACCAGCAACCATGCTTACATTTGTACCTCCAGAATCAAGATAACTTGGTGGAAAGTTTTGATATATAAAAGAACAATCTGAAGCGTCAAACACATCTTCTAAAGTAATTTCGTATGGATCACCAATATTATTACCTTTAGCAACTTTAGCAACTTTATATCTACGAGTGTAATCGTTCTCAAAGCTTTTAAAAGATATGTATATATCTTCTTCTATTGTAGCTAAGTTAGGAGCGCCAGTTCCATCATATATTCCATCATCAATTTCAAAAAACCTACTGTCAGCTTGCGGGTAGCTTGTGTTTCCAAAAACAGCTAAAGTATTATTTGGAGTTCCTTCATCACCAACTTGTAATCCTACTAGTTTATCAATTTTTTCTTTTATATAATCTGGAGCTTCATTTTCTATAGCTAAAACTTTATACTTATACTCTTCTCTAAGTAAGGCATTAGATTCTGCCGCTTTTTTCAAAAATAAAAAAGTATCTTCGTCAACTTTATTTCTTTCAGAAGATGGAAAAGATAGCCATAAATCGCCATCTGCAGCTTGATATACTCTGCTTAAAGCTATATTATAATATTCTGTAGAAGTTTCTTTTACAAATATTTTAAATGATTCAGCCCAGTGTGGAGCGTCTGTTACAACTCTACCTGTGATTTTCATCTTAGCAGAACCATGTTGTTTAGGTATTTTAAACTGAGAATCGTTTGAAGTAAATATAGGTGTTTGTCTACCGTAAGAATCTAAATATGCTATCCCTAATTGATAATCTCTAATAGATTTTAATGATTTGTACCCTTTAAGAGAAACACGGTTTTGGACTTGAGGGCTTGGCGTGCCTGTAAAATTACCTATATAATTATGTTTAAAAATAGGATTTTCTTTGTACCTACTTTCATAACGTGCTTTTAAAATAGGAGTTGTACCTATATCGTAATTTTGCTCGTAATTACCATAAATTATTCTACTACCAGTAACTTCTTGTGCAAGAGCAGTAATAGGAACATTGTCATAATCTCTTAATAATTGGTTTTCTGGTACTGCAGTATATATTAAATCAGAAGTTACTTCATATAAATTAGCATCCCAATGGTTTTTATAGTTACCAACTCTGTCTGCCAAAGTAATTCCTTGTTCAATTGTTTTGTGGTCAAAAGGTTTTATTTTATCTACAATATAAACAATAGGAGAGTCTGATTCTGTATATAATAAATCTATTTGAACAACGTCATATGGAGTTTCTTTTGTTAAAAATCTTCTTAACTTAACAGACAAAAGCCTGTTTTCCATAGCCGTATTATATGCTTTTCTTGAACTATATTCAAAAACACCTGCATCAAATACAGATTGTGTAAAAGGAGAAAAAGCAGAATACTCACCGCTATTATATTTATATCTATATCCAAATTTTACAAATTTTCTTGGAAATATTTCTCCATAAATATTACGCTTTTTTTTACAATCAAAAACAGTAAGTGTTGTGGGTATACCACCAGCTTGTGAAGTATCAGATTTTGATAATAATCTAAAGTTATATTTTCCTTCTCCTAAAGAATTAATTATTTGTATAGTTGCCTGAGGCGCTTCATCTATATCAAGAAGAGAACCTTGTTCAAGCATAAGAACTCTATCACCATCATTCCAAGAACCATCTGATGGAGAAAAATTATCAAACTCTATTTCACCAACATCTCCTATTTCAACATCCATTTCTATTTCTGCCGTGGCTATTGTTGTTTCATCAAAAATAGGGTCAACAAGAAGTTTAGATTTTGGAGCTGGTTTTATAACAGTTATATATTCTTTTGTAAAAGCAACGTTGTTATTATATTGAATACCTCTTTTTGGAATAACAAGACGCGTATCATAATGGCCGCCTTGATGCGTACCAGTTTCAGCTAATACTACATCTAATTTTTTAGGTTCATTTCTACCATCTGTCCAAAAAAGATAATCAGTATTTTGGCCTAATACTAAGTTTATACCAGTTATTATTTCATTAGTAAACTCTAAAACAGAATTTGTAGTGTCTACAAAAATAAATCTGATTTGACCATTTGTGTATTTTAATATAGCGCTTTTAGTGTCATGATAAACAAACCAATAAAAAGAATCTGATTTTTCGTCTACAACACAACCAACACATTTAGCAGTTGGAGCTATTTGATTTGTAGGTGAAGTTGAGCCGTAAAAAGGGTGATAGTCAAAAGCACCAATATTACCTAATAAATTTGTAACAGCACCAACATCTGAAGCTTCTGAAGTAGAAACTTGAATGTTTAATGCATCTCTATATTCACCATTAGGTAATAATCTTTCATCAAGGTCTTTGTTCATTTTACCTTGAGTAAAAGTGCTTTTAATCTCCGGCATATACTAGTGTTTTATTTGCTTAGATTTACCTCTAAGTATTTGAGTTAATTCTTCTAGTTTTAAATTTGATAATCTTAGTTTTGCTTGTCTTACAGCTGCAAACCTATCTTTTTTAAATCTTCTTACTACATATTCTTGCACGTTAGCACGTGTAGATAAAATAGCATGTGCTATACACATATACATTGCTTGCTCTGCAAACTTATGTACTTTCATTTCTTTTTCTGTACCTAGACTGTCGCTTATATAATCTAGTACAATTGTTTGACCACTTACAGCAGAAGAAAAATGAATTAACCCAGTGTTACTATCAATATAATAAGAGCCATTATCTTGAGCATACTGTGGGTCTATACCATATCTTCTACCTTCTGCAATCCACTGTGTGTCATCTTCATAGTCATCTGTAGATGTTGTTGAAACAGGCTTATGTGCTTTATATTTTTCCCAAGAGTTTGATTCAGTGTTTAAATCTACAATTATAATTTGAGTATTTGCCTGCATTGTAGCTTCTGGATAACCAGGAATAGGAACAGTTGTAACTGGTGAGTCTAATAGTTGGTTTGCTTCATGTTCTGGATTTGTTATAGTAATACCAGTACCTTCGTAATTTGCACTAGTAGAATCACCTACGCTAGCAACTGTAGAGTTTTCAGGTATACCAGGTCCAAACACAGACATACCAACTTTTATATTTGAATGTGTGTCTTGAAAATTAATTTGTAACCCAGAGCCAGGACCATATACAACATAATTAGTACTAGTAGCGCCAGATCCAGCCATTGTTCTTGCGGCGCCAGTAACATCAACTCTAACTTCTGTAGAGTATTGACGAAGTGGGGTTTTTGATACAAAATTATCATTAGATACTATTTGATTACCAAACGAATCGTAAGATCTTGTAATACCATACTCTACATATTTATCTTTTAAAGGATTTGTAGTAGTTGTGCCTATGTTATTCTTCCAAGTATTAGTTTCAAATTTTAAAGTGCCATCAGTATTTTGTTGATAAGCTATTGGATTTGAAGTTTTAGAAACAGGATATAATCTTTTTTTAATACCAGAGTTATCCATTAAAGAAACGCACGTATAGTGAATATAGTCTTGTGGTAGTGGTAATGCAAGTGATGGTGGAACTTCTAACTCGTAAGATTTTGTAGATTTTAATGTATCAAAACTTAGCTCAGCTAAAGATCTTTGTGCATGAAAAGCAACATCAGTTCTTTTTACTTTGCTTATTAATTTTTCATCACCAACATATGCTACTAAAAAAGAGTTTATAATGTCTTCAAGAGAAACAAATTGATAGTTACCGTAATTATCAACACCGTTGTTTTGAACTCCATCTTCACCTTCGTAATATATTTTTGAATCCAAACCTAAATCAATAAGTTCTCCAACGCTACCTAGCGGCGGATTGTTTTGTAAAACTCCGTCTAATAATCCCATTTGTTATGCTTTTTGTTGTTGAATATTTTTGTTATCTTCTGCAATCGCTGATTGATAAACAGAAGGATCTTTTATAGAAATACCAGCTAAAGCCAATATTTTTACAACTAAATTGTTTTCTTCTGAGGCGTGAAGTTCAAAGTTTATTGAATCATCTGGCTCGTAAAGAGCGTGTTCTCCAACAATAACATATCCCCACTTTGGCTCAACAGGTCTTTTAATGTAATGTAAATAAGTTTTTCTTCTTAAATTAGGATAAATTCTAAATCCTTGAGATGAGTCAATATATACACCTCTTTTTAAAGTTGGTTTTGCTAAAGGCGCTAATTGAATATTTAAATATTCTTTTTGAGTAACTCTTTCTATTTCTCCAAATATATTTTGTATAGAATTAACTCTATATACATCGCTTGGTTTTTTATAATAAGGATTTACAAAAGTTGTTAATTGTTCAATTTTTTCAAAAGTAGCTATTTTTTCTTCTAAGTTATTTATCATATCAGAATAATCAGTATCGTTACCTGGAACTCTACTAAACTGATTTATATCATAAAAATATTGCTCAAATATATCCATCTGAGCATGATCTGCAAACAAGTTAAACTCTTGTGGAGTTATATAACCTCTCTGCTCTTTGTTAACTATTGCTAACACTTTTTGATATACGTTATCTATTTTTACCATATTTTTTTATTGTAGTTTGCGATCGCCCCGTAGAGCGACCGCTTCTACAGCTTGATTATTTTAATCGTTTTTCTATATTTGAATATATTTCCATACCTTCATCAGTTTTAAACCAATGTGCTAAAGCAGTATATGGATGTTCATCAAAAGGAACTGTCATTATAGGTCTATCATTTGATCCCCATAAAAAGTTTCTTTGATCTGTACTTAGTTTAATAATACCAAGTTCAGTTGCTCTAATACCAAAGTTTCTAAGCTGAACATTATCATCAGTAGCTAATTCTAAGAACAAAGCAGGATTGTTTCTAGCAAATACTAGTAAATCACGTTTAAGCTCTTTAGAACTCATCTTAGACACTTCAGAACCTTTTTCTACACGTAGTATAGCTTCTGCCATATCTATATCAATTTCTCTCGCTGCTAATATTGCGTCTGCTTCTAACTCTAATACTTCAATTTCATCAACAGCTTCTTTAACAGGGTTATATTCATAATACACAGTATCTTTGTGCGGGTGATATAATGATAATAACTTTTGTAAAACTGTCTTTTCTTTTTCAACAAATAAAGTACCATCTCTAAAAACAACGTGAGCTAATCTTTGATCACCTTTCATTTCATCAACAAATGATGTTCTTTGATTTTCACAATATTTTAATTCTCTTTCATATCCTTTTTCTTCATCAAAAAAGTAAACTCCATTTGTTTTTAACATATATGATATAGGTTTTTTTCTACTTTTTAAATAATAAACCCTATCTTTTATTTCCCAAGTTGGTTTTTTAATTTCAACTTTTTTTGTTTTTGGTTGTTCTACAACCTGTGGCTCTTCAATAGCCACTTCTGTTTTTTTTGCCATAATATAATATAATATAAGTTAATAAAAAAATAAAAGGGAAGACGGAGAACGTTTACTTGTATGCCGTCCTCCCTTTTAAAATAATAAGTGCTTATTTCAATAACATGAAATTGTTAGCACCTTGAGTAACTAAACATCTTTCAGTTAAGAAGTGTAGTCTCATTACGTCTAAAGCTGTAGTAGCAGCTCCAACAGAACCTGTAATCCAAGATTTCATTCTTCTGTCATCAGCTTGTGAAGCTCTGTATCTAACGTGTAAGAAAGGTCTCTTCATGCTTTGCCCAACAGTTTGATCATAAACTGAAGAAGTACCAGCAGGAATCATAACTCCTCTTAAAGCGTTAACACCAGCAGCAGCATTAATACCACCTCTAGTAGCTTTGTCATTTAAATATCTGAAGTCAGACTTGTAGAAATCGTAAGATCCACGTCTGAAACCAGTGAAGCCTAAGTTAAGCGCCATATCTTCTGAGTTAGAAAATACTCCATAAGAAGTACCACCAGCTCCGTAAGAATTCATTGAAGCTAACATATCGTCCATAGCTAAGCTAGTACCTCTGTTAACAAACATCATGTATTCTTCAATAGCACCTTGCTTATCAAATTCAGCTAAAATAGCATCAAACTCATCTAAGTCAATTTGTGGTGAGTTACCAGTAACACCAGTTGTGATGTTTCCTCTATCCTCAATAGCATCAAATAAACCTTGAGTACCAGTTGCATTACCAGTTGCACCATATAAAGCGTTACCAGCAGATTCAGTTTGGTCATTACCAGCACCACCTTTTTCTGATTCTAACATTGCCATTTCAATGTAGTCAGTAAAACGCGCTCTAGTATCAGCTTCAGCTTTTAGATACCATAAGTAACCTGATTGTCCATTTTCAGCAGAAACTTCAATCCAACCAATTCTAGAAGTATCAGATCCTGAAACTTCGTAGTAATCTTTCATGATAATTGGCTTATTAGTGAAAGTTTGCATTTTAGGTTCGTTAGCACCTCTAGTTTCAAGATCACCTGAACTAGCATCAGCAGCTCTATATCCAGAAGCTTTTGCATATTCAGAACCATAAACTAATATAGTTGTTGCATTACCAGTTGTGTTTAAAGTTAGCGTTGCAGTTCCATAAGGAGCTACATCAATAACGTTACCAGCAACTTTTACAACTAAAGCTTTGAAAACACCATCAGAGTTAGCAACTAAAATAGTATCGTTAACTCTTACTGCGTGATCAACTACAGTACTTGAAGAAGTAACAGCAGCTCCATCAATTTCTTTAGTTATAGTAATTTGAGAAGATCCTGTAGAAGAACCTCCAGTACCAATACCACCAGCAGCAGATGAAACGTTACCAGTGTATGATAAATGTAAACGACCTTGCTCTGACCAAACTACTTCGTCAGATTGCATCGCTTCTTCAGCCCCAACTTGTGATAAGAAACCTGAAATAGTTCTCGGTCCGAAAACTTCAGCTTCTTGCTCCATTAGGTCTGGTAAATATTGTTGCGCCCAGTCATTATTACCGGCCGTAAAATCAAGGTAGTTGTTAACTAGTGTTTGCTTATTTGGAGCAGGTACACTATTTAAATTACCACCAGGATTTGAAATATTATTTGGCATAATTTTTAATTTTTAAATTTATTGTTATTTATTTTTAATTTTAAACTTAAAGTCAGATGAGTTGTTATCGCCAAGTACTCTTACTTTCATGCCGCTAGTGTTATCGTTTGAAAATGATTGTCTAGGATCCATACTTACGTTTTTAGCCCTAGCAACACTTTCTTTCATAGCATCAGCCTTGCCTTGCTCGTAAAAGTGATTAGCAATAGCGTCGGGATTCATTGCTGTAAATAGAGACTTATGATAACCTTTAGCATCTGACATTTCATTTTCTTTATTCAAGAACTTCTTGACAAAATTATTAATGTCGCTTTGTGTTTCTTTTATCTCTCCAGCGTTCTTCACGTTAAACCGATATTTTTTATCTCCGACGTTGTATTCAAAACCTTTGAATTTATCGTTAAAAACTTGTTGGGTTTTTAATTTAAAAGTATTAGTTTGTTTGTCCGCTATTTTTTTATTCTCTTCGTTTTCTTTATTGTATCTATTAAAAAAGTCCCAAGCTTTTTGTTGTTCGGTAGTTAACCTAGAACCGGCTTTAACTTCTTCATAGTATTTAGACTTTTGCCCGTCTAAGTGGCTTTTAGCATTGGCAACTTGCTCTTTTAACGCTATTTTTTTCTTTTTAATCTCTCTCGCATCATCTTCTTCTTCATCATATGAAAATGAGTCTTCTATTAAAAAACTAATTTCATCATCTGTTAAGTGAGATTTTGTTTGTTTATAGTACTCTTTAAGAACTGTCATATCATCATAACTAGAAAAGTCTTGATTAAGACGTACATAATCTTCTAGTGTACCACCGGTTTCTTCCATAAAATCTACAACTTTTTGTAAATTTTCAGGTATTGCCTGACCAGTTTCTTGAGCTTGCTCTATAGCTTCTTCAACTTCTTCAGCTAACTCTTCCACTTGTTCTTCAACTTTTTCTTCAGTTACCTCTTCTAATACTGGTTGTTCTTGTGCTTGTTTTTCCGGCTGTACTTCTTTTTGTTTTTCTGTGGTGTCGGCATCTTCAACGAGCTCAACCACTCTGCTGTCGTCAGAGTTATCTTCTTTAATTTCTTCTGTGGTTTCATTTTTTTCTTCTGTTTTTGGTGTTGGTGGTTTACTTAAATCTACTTTAATGACGTCGTCATCTTTTTTTGTTTGTTTTTTAAGATCAACTTTTGTTACGTTGTCTCCAGTAGTCTTTTCTACTACTTCTTCTTTTTTCTTTTTTGCCATAATATAATATAATAATAATTAATAATTGTTATCTAGGATCAAACACGCCTAAATCAAATCCGCCTCCTAATATATCATTACCTGCGGACTCAAAGTTTTTAGGTGGTTTATCACCTTTTCTTTGATCTATAAGCTCACTTTGTTGCGATGCTTGTATTCTAGTTCTTTCGTCTTTACGATCTTCTTTTTCTTTTTCTTTAGATTTTTGACCTTCAACGTCCATGTTTTTTAATTGCATGTTCATTTGAAACTCTAGCTGCATAAGTTGTTTTTTGTATTCAACTTCCATTGCTTGTTTTTGAGCATCAAGCTGAGCTTTTACTTGTTCAAGTTGAGCTTCGCTTTGCATCATTACTTGTTGTTTTTGCATTTCCATTTGAGCTGAAGCTTGCTGAGTTTGCATATTAGCTTGTGCTTGCGCTTGAATATTTTGTTGAGCTAACTGTTGATCTCTTGCAATTTTCTTTTTTCTACGAAGTTTTAACAATTGATTTGCAAGCTTAACGCTTTTAATTTCTCTAAGATCAATAGCATCTTCAAGTTCTATGTTTTGTTGTTGAAGAGCCATTTGAATATTATTTTCAAGCATTGCTTTTTCTTCTTCGTCTGGCATAAGCTCTATAAATATACCAAAGTCATATAAATGTAATTCTGCCATTTCTTCAAGAGTAGCTACATTGTGAACACCTATAGCTTGTATGAAAGCGTTTTTAGTCGGTGAATATTCTATAATATCAGATATTCTAAGCGACAAACACTCTGCAACTTCTTTTGTTAAAAACAAACCTGATTGCAATATATGTCTTGTTGCCGTGTTACTATTTGCGGCTGCTAATTTTTGTACACCAACTAAAGCGTTTTTGTCTGGAGTGCTACCATCTCTAGCTTCATTAAGCCCGGTAACATCTCTAATCATTTGTAAGTAATAGTTATAAGTTTGTATTAAGCTTTGCATTTTATTACCACCAGAACCAGATTGTATTTCTTGTATTGGTACTTTACCAGGATTCATATCACCTTCACTTGTAAATGATCTACCAATAACAGAACCTGTTTGGAAAAACATATTTAAAGCTTCTTGTGGGTTATAGTTTGTGCCATTGCCTAAGTCTATTTCAGCTAAACCATCTGCATCTAAATAAACACCATCAGGTACCATGCGTGACAATACTTGTTGTAATTTTAAATGAGTAAGTTGTATCATATCAGCAAAACCAGTAATACGTTGTACTAAAGATTCAATACGACCTTTATACATTCGTGGAGCAACTATACTATAATTCATTTTTACTTTAGTAAAATCACTTTTTGGCCTCATCATATTTTTAGCCATTTCCCACTTAAGTAATTTATCAGTACCTAATATTAAAGCCCCGTCGTACAAACACTCTATTGATCTTTGAAGTTTAGCAAAGTTACCTGAGTCTTCTGGTGGATTAAACGTATCGTCTTTAGATAATATTTTTTCAGCACCAGTACCAGTTTCTTTTACTTTATAAACTTCGTTCATATATGTTTTATAATTAAAATATAAAACTTGAACTTTGTTATTATCTTCTTCACTATAACTATAACCTTGATTATAATTTGTTCTATTATAGTTTTTGTTTTTAGCTATATCCTCTAATTCTTCTGGAGTTAAATGAGGAAATTGTTTTACTAATTCGTTTATAGGTATGTTTTTAACTTCACCAACATAATATATATCATCAAAATAAGGTGAATCAGTATAAGAATAAACTAAATCAACTGGATCAACATAATCTACAACAACACCTTCAGAAGTATTAAAACTTGTTTTCACTGCACCAATACCAAGTACAGTTAAATCATAATAAAATCTTTTTTTAGTAAGCTCATAGTTATTTCCTTCAAGAAGAGTATTAATAGCTTGTTCTTCTGCTATCTCAACAGCTTGCTTATAACTAAGCTGCATATGTAAGTCAAGTTCTTCCTGTGAATCAGGTAAAGTTTCTTTGTCATTTTCATACATATCAACACCAAAAGCACTATCAACAAAATCGTTAAACTCTTGAGTTCTCATATCAGTTAATATAGATTCCATGTATTGAGTACGTTTTTCTATACCATTAGGATCTTGAGAATATGCTTTTACATCATACATCCTTTCGTTTATACCATTAACAACTATATCTACAAACTTAGGTATGATTGGTACTGGTTTCCAGTCTAAATTAAGATAGGACAAATCACCATTTATAGATAACTCATCCTTATATTTTTGTATTGATTGTTCACCTCTAGCGTATAATCTTAGATTATGAAAATTATTATGATTTGTTCTATATCTATTAGTACCTCTATCAGTATGGAACCACTCAGCCTCAATAGCTTTAGCTACTTTTAAACCATAATCATAGCTCATTTTCTCTATGTCACTTACAACTTGAGATGGAAAATAACTTTTTACAACCATATTTATTTTTTAATTAGTTTTGACATATTACCTTGGTTTCCATACTTAGCAATATTTATATTTAGTTTAGGTTTTTGTATTGGAGCATTAGGTCTATATAAATGTCTGTTATTAGCCATAATAGCTAAACCAGAACTTATAGATGCATCAAACTTTGTTCTTTTATTTATATCAAACTTTGCCCAATCATTTAATAGCTCATTAAAATAACAGCTACCAAACGTACCATCTTGTTTCATGCCTACATGCCCTTGAATATACATTTCAATTGCAGCGGCATGAGCTTGTTTTATATCTTCGCTTGAGTTTGGTATACCACCTATTTCTTTTTCAGCTACAGATAACTTATTCCATATTTTATCAGGCCTATTCATACTAAAACCTCTATAACCTCTTCTTCTTAAATAATATAATAAACGAGGCTTATTATTCTCTGCAAGTAATGGCATGCCGTAAAATACTAACGCCATTAGAACATCTTCAAAGAATATCTCTGCGGTTTGTGGTCTAGCTAAATATTCTAAAAAAAATTGATTAGCTGGAGCGTCTTCCATGCTAAATTTAGTTAAACCATGCAGCGCTCCTTTTGATCCTTGACCATCTACTGTTCCTGATATATCATATGAATCACAACCAAAAGCACCCATGTGTTCATTGCCAGGATATTTAATGCCGTTTTTTATTATAACTTTATTTTGTATATTTGTTGGTGGTACCCAACTTACTTTAAATCTACCTTTTGGATCTGGATAAAATATAACATTTGAATCTTTTACACCATTTATCCATTGAAAATTACCTTTAGTAATACCTAACGTATTAGACATTTCTTCGTTGTAATCTATTTGTTCGTATATCTTAACTAAGTTAAATATACTATTTTTTGTTTCGTCTCTAAACGCATGCTCTGTAGTTCTTGGAAATTGTCTGTAAAACTCGTTTAAAGCATCTTGATCATTTTTTAAACCATCAGCTTCGTTTTGCCAACTATCTATTACACCTATATCTATTAACTCTCCATGGGGGTCAAAGACGTCATGATCCGGAGTATTGAAGACTGGGCTTCCGTGCTCGTCAATAAATCCTTCGTAGTTCCACTCCATTGGGATAAAAAGAGAATATAGTCCAGACGCTGTTTGTCCATTTCTGTTTCGCTTCGTAA